ACGTACATTACGTCCAACTGAAGCAGCATCACTTAAAGTAATGAATGCCTTTTTAGCTTGCGCATCACCATCTTTATCTGTTAAAGGCAAGTCAGAGTCTTGGCCACTTCTAACATACTCAGATGTACCCCAACTAATGTTTGAAGGATCATCAACAGCAATACTTTCCAACGAGAAACTTTCTGATGAATCTTTAGCAAACGAATTAGCGCCATCCATGCCTGGATAAAACTTTGTCCAAGATCTAATGCTATCGTTAAAGCGAATCTCGCTAGTTTCTTTATGATCTTCAGCACTTTGCTTCTTAGCAAATTTAACACCCCAAGCTAATGCTTCAGATGCCTCAAAAGCATCACCAGATGCTCTTGTTATTGTCTTTACAAGCGGTAAAGGTAAAACCTTAAGCCCGTCAAGAATATTACCCTTAAGTAATTTATTAGCTCCGTTATTATCACCTTGTTCGTTAAATAAATCCTCTAATTCTGTATTTAGCGTTCTGTAGCTCTTAAACCCACACGGTAAAGATGATGAAGGAACTTCTTTGCTTTTAACTAGCTCACTAACTTCAACGCGAACATAATTGTTCTTTACATCAAAGTCACCTTCTTCAACAAGTCTTTGTTTACTAGTCACTCTATCAAAGTCATAATACATGTGCTTATCACCAATAATACGACCAATAAAGTTTTTGCTATCAGGATCTAAACTCAATCTCTTCCAAGCAATTAAAGCTTCACCTTGAATTGGGTCACTGTAAAAACTCTCTAATGCTAAGTCAAATGAACCGTAGTCACCTTCAACTGCAGGCGCAATAATGTTTGAGATTAAAACTCTAAATCTATCATTTGCAACTGCACCATCATCTAATGCATGTAGCTTAAACAGGTCATAAAATTCTTTTGCACCACCTTGACCAAAGCCTTGTGATTGAATATATGGTGAACATGCTGTTTTAAATCTTGTATCAAATGACTCAAAGTCAGGCTTTGAAGCTGCTGATTCTCTAGGGTTACCTGAAGAGTGTAAACAGAAGCCTACTTCTGAAATATTCGCTAAAGAACCATCTTGCTTAAGAACACCAACATCTGATGGTGTTGCAACTCTTCCATCAACATCCCAATGTGCATATAAATAATGTCCGCGAGATTCAATTTGCTCTGGATCTGTATTTAAAACTTTTGCAAAATAGTTAACGCTTTCAGGATCAAATGAGCATGCCAAAACACTTGGTTCTTCTTCACTATTAAAACCGTTTAAAACTAAAGTAAACGATTGATCAGCAGCAATACTACCAATTTCATAACCTGCAATTTGCGCTGCACCTGCACCAAAACTTCTAAATGTAGTATCATTAAGTGTTACTCTTTGCTTATGTCTTTCTGTTGATAATGCGTTATAAGCAGCATCACTTTGTTCCATAGCAGGAATAACACCTTGAGGTGACATTAACAAACCTCTAATTACAGGCTTAGCAGCACCGCCACCTTGTTCAAATGCTGTAGATTTCTGTCCTACATTACCAACTAATCTATCACCATCTGGATTTGTTACTACTGCTCTATCACCCATCTTAATTGCTGAAGTTAGCTTATGAACTAAAGAAATATTTTGCAATTGCTTAAACTCAATAGCATCTTCGTCTGGTAAAACATCTATAGATGATGCACTAAATCCATCTAAACCGCTAGAGAAGCTAGCTGCTGCTGTAAGATCATTGATATCTGTCAGTGTAACAGTTGTATTACCTGTAAATCCTGCTTTTTCTTGCGTAAGTGTAATTGTCAAAGCTTGTGCGGCTGGAGCAGGAACAGCACCAACAGTAATTTTACCTGCATGCGAACCAGCTTCTATTGCTGCCTTGAGCTGCACAAGTAAAGCATGATGTGTAGAGGTACCAACTTCTATTTGCACTGCAATACCTGTAGCACCTGCAGTTAAGTTGGCAGGAGCACTTGTATCAGAAGATACTACGTCGCCTTGCTGGAGTGCTGTACCTGTAACTTGACCTGCGAATGCAGAGTCTGTCAAGATATAATCAACTGACGTTCCGTCGTGACTTACTAAGTTTATTTTTGCTCCTGCAAGATCATCAGTTGCAACATTACCATTACCTACAGTAGATATTTCAAGTGTTGCTGCTACTTCTGCAAGTGCACCGCCTCTTGCAAGAGCAGCATCATCACCAACAATTGCGTCATAAAGATTATAAAGTGTTCTTTCAACATCATCATCTGCTATTCTAACAAGAACTTTACCACCATCATTACCACCATTATCACCTGCATCTTTAAAGATAAATGTCTTATCAACGAGAGTTGCTGGGCTTTGACTTGGATCTGTAACAACTTCAATTTCAATTTCTTCACCGTCAACAGGTTGCCCGCTTAGTGTTAACTTAAATGACGCAACAGAACCATCAGCACCATTTATAAACTTACCAGCAGCAACCCCATTTGAAGTCAATGTTGCTTGAGCACCTGCGTTATTTGCAGCAGCTGCAATAGATATATTTGTAGCTGTTAGCGCAATGTCACAATCTTTGGCAGCATCGCCACCATTAACCTGTGTTACTCGAAGCTGCGTATTATTATTAAATAGCTCAGCTGTAAGTAATCCTTTTGTATTTAAGAAAGTGCCTCCATCATTTGCTGTTGTACTGTTAATAGCAGCTGCTAAGTTTTGAAGGGTCTCTTGATGAGTATCAGCAATGTGAACGCTACATGTGTCAGCTGCAGTTACACTAAATCTATCAGCAACATTGTCTGACGCAGCATCAGCTGCCAAGGCGGCAGTTGTAAACTCAAATACTACAGGATTCACAGCGCTTACTGTACCATCACCGTCGTTTGACAAACCGTCTAAAGTAATAGTCTCGGCATTTGCCGGATTACCAGAAATTGTCATGACACATTGTCCAGCTACGTCTCCTACAATTCCTAAAACATAATCTTGCGAAGAATTAGAAGATGTTTGCCCATTAACAGTTATATCATTAATGTCTCCACCTACAGGATTAAACTGATAATCTATAACAGTATTTCCTACTTCGCCCTCTGCTTTTTGCAAAATCTCTATTGTATGCGGTCCGGTGAGAGCATCACCTTCTTCAGATATTGTAGGAACAATATCATAATCGCCATCATTAGCTTCGATTAAACTTGTTAAATTATCAACTGCTGTACTAATGTCTCCACCAATTGCAACTTGAATAGAGTTCAGAATTGTTTGCTGTCCAAACTCAAATATTGATGTAGTAGATTGCAAAGCATCATCAGGGTCAATAAACTTTAAAGTTATAAAGTCACCAGCAGTTGGTTGTGCAGCAAATCTAATTTGTGTAACAGCTTGTGCTGTTGAAGTTTGTACGCCTGCATCTTGTAAGAATGTGCTACCGCTAGTGTCTTTCATAAAGCAGCCTAAAAAGTGAGTTCTTGCTGCTTTCGTTGCTTGATCTAACTCAGCTGGGTCTAAATGTGCATGTTGGTTGTCTTGAAGCTTGCCATCTGCTGTATACGATATCTTTTCGCCAACAACAAATCCAGCACCATCAACAGTTCCATCGCTATTTATTCTACCTTCTGCAGAACCAATTCCTAGTGTTCTAAGAAATGTACCTGCTTGTGCGTTACGCATCCATTCATTAAGAGCCAAAGGCCCAAAACGATTTGCATTGCTTTCTTTACTTACTTCACTCATTGAGCCAAAGACTTCACCAAACTGTTGCATATTTGCAAATGTCTTCGGGACAAATGCAGGACCGCGCTTTGCAGGGCCAACAACAGCAGCAGGAACACCTTGCGGAAGCTGCTCTGGATCTCTAACTTGTGATAAATCTATTTCTTTGAGAGTTACTCTTGCTGAGCCTTGTCCAGCCATAATTATAGTCTCCTGTTAATTTTATTCTTTAATCTATATATTAGGGAAATTCAACACCTGCATTGGTAATTACAAAATCAATTGCAATAAACTCAATTGCTCGAGTCGGCACAATAATAATCTTACCATTTAATCTGTTGTTATCAACATCTTCAGAACTATTATTTGTACTATCCATTACAACTCTAAAATCTTCAATACCTTGTCCAAGCTGTATTGTTGCGAGTCTAGAGCTCGCGCTTGCAATAAATCTATCACGTGTTGCTTTATTGTTTTGCTCAAATAAAAGTCGCTGAGCAATTAATCCAATTTGTCTCTTTACTTCCAAAACGAGTCTTCTTACGTTTACTCGATCCAGAGCAGTTCTTGCCAATTGAGATGTCTTTTGGCCGAAAATAACAAACTGCTTATTTGGGAAGTTTGCAATAGGATTAATGCGTGCCTCGTAAAGTGTATCACGATCAGCTGCGTTTAAACGTACGACTGTTGATGTAATTGTTTCAAGGGCACCGCGAGAAAATCCTGCTGGAGCAAACCAGGGTTGCGATATGCTATCTGTTTTAGCCAAGGCACCAAGTGCCACAATAGAAGATGGAACCTTAATAGATCTCCTACTATTTACTGCACCTTCATCACTATCACTGCTATCCAAAACCATGACATCTGGGAAGTAAGATGCTATGTATGAAGAATTAACCTCTCTATTGTCAAACTTCAAAGAAGTTGCATCAACATCTGGTGTACCATCTGATTTGCCTTTTTCATCAACGTAAAGTCTTTCATTACTGTGATTGTAAAAAGGTATATCCATAAGATAAAGTGATTTACCGTATGACTCAATACGCGATTTAACCATATCTGTGATTACTTCGTCTCTAACGTTTGGTAAAACTAAAACATTGTGATTAACAACTAACTCGTCTGTCATAACTCTTACAGCAGTCTTTGTTGCAAAAACCAGATTATTGTTGTCTCCTGCACCTTGCATAAGATTAGCTTTTGTTGCAGCTTCGCCAGCACCTACAATAGTGTTTCTAATTCCACTTTCAAAACCTAAGCTTGATGCTTTACCTGCAAGACCTGAAATGCCGTTGCCACTATCAGACGACAAGCCTAAGTCTGTCATGTAATATGAATCGCTGTCTAAGATATTTAGACCATCAAAACCACCGTGAAAAGGAGCTGTAAATTTAATTGCCAAATTATATTTATTAAACTTGACTGCGTCTTCTGCAAGAAGTTTAGCCAAAGACATTCTTATTTGTTGCGTATCACCTGCATCTTTTTCGTTATCTAAAGGATCTTTAGAAGAACCATCAGCAAAATTAACTGTATGCGTTGTTGCATCATATAAAGAAGAATCTGCATCTGCGTTTCTTATATAGACTGCGTCTTTAAATACATCATTAATTGTTCCACTAATTGCTGCAACTCGTACATCAGCATTATTAAGGCTATCTAAAGGTGTTTTTAACACAACCTTTGCAAGAGAAAACTTATTGTTATTATGTGAATCAGCTAGTCCAGTTGAAACGACTGTAGAGTTTTTGCCAAGATATTTTGTGTAATTGCTTAGTAATTCGTTAAAAACTGTACCACTATTAGCATTGTTAATATCTATAACTCGAGTTGGCATTAAGCCCCAGTGAAGATTTAAGTCAACAGCTTCTGATCCTGATGCGTCACCTGTAAATTCTTGATTATAAGCTGTGCCCTCTTGTATTGATCCTTTTGTTACTTTGAATCTATAAGGAAGTGGAGGTAAAACTGAGTATTCTAAATTTTCGTTAGTTAAACCTCTACCATTAACATGATTAGTGCTACTACCATCTGCTGCTCTATCAACACCTTTATCGTTTAATAAAAGAGCTGGAACGCCTCTATAACCAAAAGGCATTGCTGTTTGAGGTACTTCACCACTTAAAACATCATCACTCATAACAACACGTATGCGTGTCGAAACATTAGGGAAAGAACCTTCTCTTACAAGTCTTCGCTCATCCTCATCAGTTTCGTAGCTATAAAATAGCTTTTGATCACCAACAACGTTAGCAACAAAGCTTACGGCATTAGGATCTAATGTACAATTAGTAAATGTCTCGTAAATAATTGGTGATTCATCTGTGTCTCTTAAATCTCTTACTGATACTGTAAAAGTTCCAAAGTCGTATGTTGGATCTGTACTTGCTCTAAGATTAGAGATAGAAATCTTGTATTTGTCGCTAGCGTATGCACCGTCGTCTAAAGATTCAAAGTGAAAAAGATCATACTCTTTCTGGCCAAAAGGTTGTGAAATAAATTTAGGAGTTTCCGGTGTCGTAAATCTACTAGAAAAGTCGCCATAACCATCTACGTCAGTGTTTGTCAATGCATCATGCAATATTGCAACTTTTCCTGTTGCAACAGAAGCAACTGCTGTGTCTACCGGGAAGTGAGCATAAAGAAGATGTCCTTTTTCATCAAAAGAAAGAGGATCTGTGTTTAAAACATTAGAAATATAATCGCTTGCTGCTGGGTCTAAAGAGACTGTAAATGTTGCATCTTTAGTATCATCTGATGCATGCTTAACTAAAATTCTAACGCTACTGTTACTTGCTGTAGCAACATCATCTGCATCATTAATTACACCAGCAGGTTCTGAAATGAATATGCTGTAATCTTTATGGGTAAAGATCATCGCTCGAACTAGTTCAACTACTTCATCATTCATCACAGCATCAGGTAATCGTGTTGTATCTGCGTCTGTAGTGTGTGATCTGTTGTCGTTAAAAATACCAAGACCTAAAAATTCTGCGTTTGCAACTGTATGTTGTGCTGCAACAAAGTGTACTGCACCGTATTTTTTATTGGCAGTACCGGATGCGCCGCCATCGCCATCTTTTGAAATTAATTTAAACCCTGCTTTTTCTATAGCAGTGCCTGTCCATGATCCTGTTCCTAATGTTCTGCAGTAAGTTAGTGCTCGACCGTCGTTCCTGAAGAATTCAGAAGCTGCGTGGCCTCCGAGCATTTTTCTATGTGGCGCACCAAAAATTCTAACAAATTCTTCTTGTGAATAAACTGTTGTTGGTACAAGCGCTGGCCCTCTAACAGCTGGGCCGATTACACCGACAGGTGTTGCTGTATTTCTGACTAAAGGTCTTTTGATTACTTCAATTTCGCGTTCAAAAAAACCTGGAGACTTAAATGTCTGCTCTGCCATGCTAGTTCTCCTAATACTAAAATCTTTTATATAAACTAAATATGCTTGTTATTATCTATTTATTAAAATTTGATATATTAAAAATCTTTTCTGCGTATTTTTGATCGTATAAAATTTCGCCATTTGTTTGAATGCTTGCTTTAACGTGAGAAATATTACCATCATTGTCTTTTATCAAGACTTTTTTGGTTTTACTTGCTTTACTACTTCTTTCCCCCGCAAAGTCATAAGGTTTTAAATCAGACTCACCTACTACATAAGCATCAGATTTATCATAATCTTGCAGTTGTCTAACTGTGTCGATAGGTTTAACACCAATCTGTTGTGATATATTTGAGTCATTTTCATTTTGAACATGCTCTAAAATTTGTGTGTCTGGATTATTAGCAGCAATTCCTTGTACTTGAGGGTTAGTATTATGACCACCAATTAAAGTTTCAAAAGTTATTGTTGGTGCGCTAATGATTGATTTTAATGCAACTTTACCATTAGGAATATTAGGAGCAAGTATAAATCCAGTTGCATTTACTGTCATATTATACTTGACAAATCTTTCCTGATCAGTGAAGTCACTATATGTTGAATCTTGACTAAATCCACTTTCAACAAAAGCTGGAAACCAATATCCTTTTTTGCTTTCTATTTTAAATTGTTGTCCTGGGTTAATAGTATACGCACTCATTATTGCTGTAAGAATATCATTCATCTGCTGTGTAAAAGATGACCAAACTGATATTTCGTATGTTGCACCGAAATATTTTACTGGAGGCACTTCAATTGTTTCATAGATGTTATTGTCAACTTGATGCCTTAAACCATACGACGTTTTACCTCTAACACTTGTATGTTTAATATGTTGGAACCCTTCAAAATTGTTTAACTGTCGCCATTCTGTGTTTTTATCTGATATTCTTCGTGCCACAACCTCAGGAAACATTTGATTATTTGAAATTCCTTTTTGTGGGTTGTTTTCAATATTTCCTCTTGTTATAGATATTAAAGGCAAAATTAGCGCACCAGATTTATCAGTTAAAGGCTGTTTTCTTCTTAATATTGCAAACCTTTCGCCTGTTGCAAAAACAACTGGGACTTTTCTTTGTTCACCTTGAATATCATAAAACAAAGGAATTTGCTTGTCAAACAAATCAAAGACTGCAACATCTAAATCCTCTATTCCACATGAAGGAATAGTGAACCCACTAGGTCTTAATTCACCTTCATATCCTCCGATTGTTGAGTTAACACTTTCTACAGTTTTATCAAATCTTGTTGCCATTAATCATCTCCATAAAAAGAAGAGCCAATACCATTAATGCTTTTCTTAGTGCCGTCAGGTGCTACTTTTCTAGGTCCACCGATTGGATTGTCTAAAATATTATCTTTAACTAGTTGTCTAGAATCTGATTCTGTTTGTCCTCGCTGCTGTTTAAACTCATTTTGAATTGAATTGCTATCAGTATATCCTTCATATGTTGGACCGAGAGAGCTTTTAAGAATGTGTTCGATACGTGCCTGCTTAGCTGTAAGCTTTACAGAAGTTACTCTTTCTACTTGCCCATAATTAAGCTTGTCATAAATTAGTGATGTAATTTCAAAGAAAAATTCTCCGTACGAAATGTAATCACCTTGTTTTACATCAAGATTTCTGTCAATCAAATCTCTATTATGTAAAAACGCGCTAATCGTTTTTATTTGCTCATGACCAAACTGTGTGGTTCTCACCTCAGAAGGTTGCCATTCTACTAAGCATTCTAACTCAACTGGGGGATTGAAAATTTTATGTGGTGATTCTTCATATACTTCATGAATATCACTCAAGTCTTCTCTCACAGTGTAGTAATATATTTTTTGGCCTGCAACATCCTTGATAAGCTCTTTAGTGACGTCAGCAAAAAAGTCTGTTTCTTTCTGTCCTATAAATAAACGTGCCATTTTAATTTATCCTATAATTATTGCTCTGCCATTTGGAACTGGAACGCGTTTCAAAATATTCATCATAGCTTCACTTTGCGTTGCGTCAGCTTCAAGTAACTTTTGATATGTTAATTTATCTAAAGTTTCTGATAAAGACTCTGAAAGTCTGCTTTTATCTTCGCGACCCATATTAATTAAATCACTTCCGTTCATTTGTAAGTCACTACCTGGAATTGGCACTGAGCTGAACTTTGATCTCGTTAAACCTAAAGTTATTTTACATAAAGCAAATGTATATTGTCTTATCCATTGTCTAGACATTTGATTTATTTTTCTATACTTAATGTTTCCAAAAGGAACATTTGATAAGTTAGATACACCGTCAATTGAAGCGTCGTCGTAAGGCAAGTTAGGTTTAAAAGGATCAGATGGAAATGAAAACTTAACAAACAAATTAAGCGGATCATTTTGAGGTCTTGGGTATATTCTAAGCTCTTGACCTTGAAGTTTATAAGAAAAATTGCTCCTTCTAACTCTATTTGAAATATCTAATTGACCAGCTCTCAAAAGATCCTCAAAAACAGGTAATACATAAAAAACAGTTTCTGGGGTGAATGATTCAAAAGCAAATTGATTATTAAGATAATTTATCGCTGAAGTTGTATCAAAAAAGCGATAAGCAGCTTGAGGTGAAAAGTGAAATACTTCATTTACCTTTATTTTAGTTTCAGTTGCTGTAGGGAGAAGTTTGTTTTTGTAAAAAGGATTAAACAATGATTTTTGTGAATCAGTATTGTCAAAAGAAGCCAGATTAAGTTCTTCGCCTTCATAAGGAACAATCAAGTCTTCATATATATTATAATCTTGCTTTCCTTGCTTTAGTTTAATAAATCCTCTTACGGAGTTACTTACACCACCAACAAAAGCTTCTGATGCATATGGTTCTGCTCTTCTTATTAAGTATTCCAAAGTTTCTCTTGGAAACTTTTGTTCTTTGCCGTTAGGACCTGTGCTTTTGTCAATAATAGGACTAGCAATACCGCTGCCTGTTGTGTCTATTGTGTGAGTTGAAGTATCTGTATAAACTGATTTTTGATTTTGGTTTTGAAATCTTGGATCTGTAATATCTTGAATTAAAAGAACTTGAACGTTTTTTCTTAGTTCATTGTTACCGTCAAGATCAGCTACAATATCGTCAGCTGTCTGACTGTCTTCTAAATAATAGTAATGTCCATAATCATTACGCTTAAATGTTTCATTTAAGCCTGTATTTAAACCGAGTATATTAGACATATAAGACTCAGCCTGATGCGAGTTTACTTGCTTAGAAAATTCAAGAACAGCTTCTTCAAAGTTTGCCCATATTTGTTTACTTGTCAATTCAACAGACAGAATATCGTCGCCTAACAAGCGTTTTACATACAATATCAGACCGTCAGCTTCTTCTTGAAAATGACTATCATTATCAAATATACCAAAAGGCGTTGGTTTATCACCACTACTAAGAACACTAGCAAACGAAGCCATGCAAAACTCCTATAATCTTTTATATACATATCTAATTATAGGTAGTCTTTATAAAATAGCTAGATTTACGAACAGCAAATACTAAAAAACCTCTAAAACATTTCTGTTAATTAGAGGTTTAAGGTTAATTGTTATTTACAATAAATTACTTAAAAATTGATCGTACGTAATTTCTTACACCCTTTGTGTTAGGTCCTGTCATCTCTTTAAGCGCATCAACTAATTGTTGTGCTAACGCAGATGTTCCACCAGAAGATTGCTTTGAACTACAAGACTTTTTGCATTCTGCCATTTCTTTCTTTAATGATGCAACTTCTTTCTTTAAAACATCCAACTCTTTTTGCACCGGAGCTAAATCTACTTCTACTACTTCTTCTTTTTTACTTTTGGCTGCTGCCATTTTTCATTTCCTTTCAAATATTAAACGTTATGAATTGTTTGCCAACTTGTACCATTCCACACAGCATGCAAAGAATCACCTGCTGCATTAAAAGTACCAAGGGGAGTAGCACCTTCAGCTTTGTTTTTAATAGTAACATTTGCTGGGTGCTTTGACAAAATTATTTTTCTAACACCAAAGTTGTCATTAGTTTTTAAGTCGTCCAAAACAACAAAAGATCCATTGTCTGCTTTTGTGTTTGCATCTTCTACTACTGAAACTCCAGTCCCACCAATCAAGTAATTACCTGTTCCATGTGTTATAGTTGTTGTAACACTAAATGTTGCACCTGATCTGTCGGCGAATGAAGACATATTTCCAGAATTTGCTGTTCCAGCTCTACCCATTCTTTTTGAACAAACTTCAATTGTTTTTGCATTTTGTACTGTCACGTGAAATTCTGCTTTAAACGCAGCATTAGCATCTAATTTTGCTTGCAAAACAGTTGCAATGTTGCCTACTGCATCAACATTTCCAGCTATTTCATCAACTTCAATAGGCGTTCCTTCTAAATTTGGATCAGCTCCACCAGCAGCAATATTAAACCATGCATAAAATTTTCCTCCTTTTGAAGAAAACTGTATGTATTTACCGTTTAAGTCAACAGTGTCCGCTACTTCTCCTGCAGCTGCATGTATTAAATCACCAAAGTCAACAATCGAAATTGTGTTTCCATTAACAGTTTGATTAATAGGTCTTGTTATGACAACGTCAGACGGAATAGTAAATGAGGCACTTCCCGACTTTTGAACCAAGCCTTTTTCTTTTGTATAAGTTACTTGTACCATTTTTTTTACCTATTATCTTTCTTAGCTCTGACCAACTAAAAGCCAGTCAGTACCATTCCACATTAACAACGCAACGTCTCCTTGATCCAACAATGTTGTAAGAAGTTGACCGTTTGCGTTAACTTTCAAGTCATCAGTCACATCGGCGGCGCTAAAGTAAATAATAGTCTTCATTTGACCAATATTTGCTGCAGCTGCATCTGCTACAGTAACTAGATCATTATTTGCATTGGTTTTGACTAATGTTACGCCTGAAGTTGCTATTGCTGTTCCACCATTTACTGCAACAATTGGAGCAGCTACTGTTCCTTCTACTCCTTGGTCAAGAAATGCATCTTTAATCTCAAAACCACCTGCGCCTGTTGTGTCATTTTCTTGAACTAATCCGCGCGTTGAATCATATACTACTTTTACTGCCATGATTATACCTCTACTTTCTTATAAGGTTTATATTCGCATGATTCCTCGTCCCTGGCGATTCAGGTATCATGTTAACGAGGGCTTAGTATTATATATTACAAAAAAGGTGCATTTTTTACGTGCACCTAAATTTATTTTAACGTTAAAACTATAATTTAGTTTATATTACTCAGAATCAGCAGCTGGTTGTGCATCAGCGTCATCATCTTCAGTCAGGCTTACGGCTGCTTCAGCCTCATCGCCACTTGCATCGGCAGCTTGCCTTTCTTGCTCCTCACGTGGTACTAGTCTATCGACT